TCAGTTCGAGCAAGATTAACTTACGATATTGTACGGAACCACAAAACAAGACATACGGAACGTCACATCCGATACGTCATGGACATGGAACGATACAGAACGTTGAACATCAGAGGAAAATTCAGAGATACATTTTACGACTCAAAGGGAAACACGAAAGAAGACGTTCGAAAATTCATACGTGCTGTCAACGAGTACGAACAGCAGATAATCGATGCATTTACATGTTAATGATTTAAATTCGGCGAACATCATATCGATCAGCCGATAATTTATTCATATCGGGAAGCTCGTTCATCATGACTACGACATGAACAGACTTCAATTGTTTCACACGAGACTCATATTTCGGTGAAAAAACGTAGCCATTCTTAACATCTTCTAGGAAATCATATTGGATATACTCGCCTTGTTTAGAACGGGGTGCATCGATAAACAAAACACGTATAGATGGATCAAGCGCATAAGCCATATCAACTTTCTTTCCAGGCAAAAGCACTTGAGCGTTATCGTGCAAAGTACAATAGTAGTGACTGAACCAACTCTTCCCAGTATTGCCAACGAGATCGACAACAAACGTAATCGTGCGATCGTCGGGGGGAAGATTCAAATCATGATTAAGTACTTGTTGCCAAGGACGGAGTGCGTGCGCCGGCACGTCCTTCTTAGGCATATGGTCCATAACAAAGTCAATACAAAATTTTGGATAACGCGCGACGACATCGGAAAAATTCAAACGATGATCTTTCATGTTCAAATTCCCAGCAAGGACAGAGGACTTGAATTCTTCTAAATCAGATCGAGCCCCAGGACCACGAGGAGGAACACCAACCTCTACGAAATCACCATCTTTTTTACAGTACTCGATCGCTTTATCGACGCTTCGGGCAACTGTAAAATGGGCTTGGCCGATTTTTTGGATAGCAGTTGCGAGTCGAACCCGATTTTTGAACGTAACGAACCCTTGCAGATGCGGCGTTCCAGAAGTACCCACTTCTCTTCCGTAACAAATATAGTCGACTGTACCTTCGAGAGAGATGATACGTTCTTCATCAGCAGGCGTGAAGTTGTTAAGGGTAAAACACCAGTGTCTTGCTCGAGACATATTATTTCTTGAGCCAAGACTCTCTCCAAGCGCAAACGCAAGTTCCTCGTCGAAATCGTAGAAAGAAGGAAGGTCTTCAACCACTTCTTCAACAATTCTCTCGAGATACGCTTCATCGAGGATGGGTGGAGGATGAAAAATGGGTACAGCCATTTTTTATGAGGAGGACAGACAGTATAAAGTTTTCAGCAACAAATAAACCACGACTAAAATTCGTGCCAAGGAATTCCATGGAAATAGGGCCAATCACACGGACTAAGAAATACTCAATTTTTCCACCAAAAAATTTGCGTAGCAAATGAGTCACAATTTTCAAAATGAAGTTTTATGCAAGACAAGACTACGAAATGTTTCTAGACACATGGATGGCCGACATAACACAATGGATAGTATGGAGTAATGAAGAAACAAATACAAATTTAAAATTACTATACAAAAGAACTGCGATTCGTTCGATTAAACAGCTGCATATGGAGCTTAAAGAAATCAAAGTGCCACTTGAAATCGTTAACAACGTGCCACCACAGGTTAACACATGGCATATGGAACGATCGATGGAAGAATGGGTCTCACAAATAAAGGATTAAAAAAGTTTGATGGCAGGTTGTTGGAAATTCAACTTTTTTAACAGAGCATCAAAATTAGGAAGCTTCGTGCTATAAGTCATCAAACGTGACAGCATTGTACCAGGCTTATATTCAACTTCTTGGCAAGAAACCCCATCAAACCGCAATACAGTAGGTTGAGCGGCGTCAACCCTACCAGTAATTTTAATAATAATAGTATCCCAATTCCTATCAAGCAGACCGTTTTCAGTAGCATTTGTAGTCTCCCGATTAAAATTATGTTCACCACCGCGAGTATTCAAACGAAATAAGTAGCGATGGAGGTCGCGAACCTTCCCATGTTGATAAGTAGGATTATTTGCGGCGTCAGCAAATAAATTCACAATGGTACCAGCGCCATAAACAATTCTATTGCCAAAAGTAGCACTGCTCAAAATGGGAGTAGCTTGAGGTACGCGAATCGCTTCCCAATAACCTTCGCTTTCATCTGCACTATTAACAAGAGTCAATTTTACGCCAGAAGAAACAACGCGAATGCTATTGACCAAATCACGATTCGTCGTATTTTCAAAATGAGATGTAAAATGAGGAGTAGAATTAAATCCAGCATCACCATTTTGATGGGATAAGTTATTTGCATATCCAGGACTCAAAACAACATATAAAGCGGTGCCATCAAGAGGACAAGTAAATTCACCTGTTTGACGTAAGCGAATACCAGAGGAACGATCTAACTTGCCGTCCAACAACTTCGGTTGTAGAACCGAAGTGTCAAAAGGATCAAGAAGAGATTTAGCATAAGCAGTAGGATTCATTTTAAGTACAAGGATGAGTTAATGAGCCACCCCATTTCATTCGGACTTTCGTGTATGTACCATAACATACAAAGGCATAACCAACAGTGGCCCGACCAACGAAAGGTCCACCATGAGCATTGATCCCGTTGGCAGCAAGTACGTCGTTAATAATACGTGACATACGTACAGACCATGGCCAATCAATATTACTCTGCGAAAAAATACCTTCAGCACCACTAACATGGACAACCTCTGATTGACCGGGTTGAGTAAAGTAAGCAGTCTGGTGAGCTAAAGAAGGGACAAATGAAGCTCCACAATGTTCATCGGGATTGGGAGGACATACGTCAGCAGGATAGTCCGCATCCCATACATCAGTTTCGCGCATTTCATTTGACCACTGAGCGCGCAAATACAAATCGGGATCACTCGAAACCAGATTTGAAACGCCAAGTAGAGCTCGATAATGATTTATAACGCGTATATTCCACAACTCTATTTCGTATGGGGTAGGATAATTCAAATCAGCAAAAGGAGGCTGCGCGTCCCATAACTGTTTCAAACCGCGCATTGCCCAAACACCACTTGGGAAGACAAATGATTTAATTTCCGAAGCAGTCTTGGTACACAAATTTGAAATAGGCACGCCATCCCAAGTCGGAAAGTTTAAACCATTCAACCAAGTCCCGGGTTGATATATACCATGATGATACCCTTTATTTCTAGTAACCGCAGTCATACTTTCAATACAAGAAGTACCACCAAATCCAGTCAACCGGGAAAAAGACGGCGTAAACGCTACGGGGTTTACGACAGGAGGATCTGGAGGAAGAGGGACAACGACAACAGGAGCACGAGGAATGTCCTCGTCTTCTGCTTCCTCCTCGTAAACGCTGTTATCAACAACATGATTTTCACCAATTCCAGGAACGTACGTAACAGAAGTAGGATCAGTATATATAGGGGCAAATCCGACCGATTCAGACACATTGGGTGCAGTTACCCCAAAAGGAATGGGAGGAGGGACGACTGGTATATAATTTTGCTTCTCGCGACAATCGCAACAGCAACAATTATTTACACGTCTACCCATAACAATGTGCGAGGTAGTAGCTAAGCTAGTATGGTATTTAGGACGAGAACGTTTTGAAAAAGACTGGTGCGAAGAATACGGGAAAATACCATACAGCGACGTAGATGCTTTCCTTGAACTCTTCCCAGAAAATGCACACTTGTGTACAGTGGAAAAACAGCCTTATTTCGCAATGGGATATCCACAGTACACAGAGGGTCATAGTCCAGCCGAGTGGAGATCACCGAGACCAACAGAGGAGGTCATTTTCGACAGCGGTGCCGACGTGCCAGAAACAGGGGGAAAGCGACCAATCGAAGACATATCAGACGTATGGGAAGATTTACAAGATATCATAAACCCAAAGCGACCAAATATTGGAACAGGAGAACAATACGAACAAGACGAAGAAATGGACGCAATCGCACAAAACGCAGTTAACGCAGCAGGAAGTGGAACCGGAGGAGGGGGAGGTCAACAAAAAGACGACGGATATTATAACACAGCAGGGGGGCGTTGCAAGAAATGGACCTGTCAAGAAAAATGTGAATATAAGAAGAATAATCCGATCAAACCTTGTTGGAAACCACGATACAAACGTCGATATTATAAGAAGACATATTACAAGAGCAATTATAAAAAGAAATCAGGAGGATGCGGATGCGGATGCTCTTGAAATGACTCTCGCACTTCAGCGTCAAAATACAACGCAAGAAACGGAGATATTCCAAAAGGTGATGGAATAAGTGCTTCACGTTGGAAAAAAATTGACGCATACCTCCAAAAGATGTTCCTAGATTACAAATACGAAAAGAAAAATGGAGAATGGGAAGCTTGCGGTTTGATGAAAGACAGAAAATACGGATGCGTGTATGATTTCAAAAAAAAGACTGAAGTGTAGAGGATAAACTAGCATAATAACATAGTATACAATACATATATTTCATACGTATGGACCAGATATATCGGTCACAGTCATTTCTCCGTAGAAACCTACTACAAAAGTGTACTGGACCGTGGACCGAGGTGAGGTAATAATGGTAAGACTCACCTCGGTCCGGAATAAGGATAGAGTTATATTCAAACGTCGACTGACGCGCATACGCGCGGTTTTTTAAATAAAGATCGGGTTGGTGGCTGGCACCGGCGGTGGGCGCCGTCACGTCCGTCGCACCTTTTCCATCGCTTCGCTCTTCCTTTCGGTGCTCCTCCGTTCCTCCTTTCTCATAAAAAAACGATGTATTCAATCAGAACAACAAAACGAAAAGACGATGGTCCTCCTCGTAAACAACCGAAAAGACCAAAGTTTAAAATTGCTTGGAAAGACATCGGTGAAGCATGGGTCAAAGCGTTTGAAGACTGGGATGAATCAGTTCGAGCAAGATTAACTTACGATATTGTACGGAACCACAAAACAAGACATACGGAACGTCACATCCGATACGTCATGGACATGGAACGATACAGAACGTTGAACATCAGAGGAAAAT